TTTAGCCGCGTCTTTCTTTGCTACTACGTTAGTAGTAGTTTCTTTAATAATATTCTTCTCCTTTATTTGCTTTGTGTCACCCGTGTGTCGCTTTTCTGGCTCTTTGGCAGGGTGTGTCACCTGCTGTGTCGCCACTTGTGTCATTAGCTGTGTCACTTGCATCCGTAAATTATTGATTTCCTGAATGATATTTATGTCACTCATTGTGTCATTGCTTGTGTCACTTACTGTGTCAGACTCTGAGCCATTATACTCATTGTACTTTACCAAGGTTATTACATTCATTCCTTGTTCTTTGGAAAGAGTTATCATGTTCTCTCTTCTCAGAAAGGCAAGAAACGTCCGTACTTTCCTCTCAGACCATTTCCAACGCTTTGATAAGAATCTTATGGATGCAGGATATTGTCCTCTTGTATAAGAGACTTCTCGACCTCCGATACTCTCCATACGGGGCGTTGCCTCAAATCGTGCTGACTGAATCAAGTCAAGCCACGCTTCGCAACTGCTAAAAGTCCGGGCTTCATTCCACATATCATTCGAGAAGAACTTGCGGCTTAGTTTTATATATCCTTCCATAATCTTAGAATCTTACGTTAGTCAACTGTCTGCTATTGGAGTACACGGCCCATTTGCCGTTTCCGCTATCCACCAGACGTAAATCCTTGACTTCTCCAAAACGTTTAAAGTTTCCGCATAGATATGGAGCGTATTTATTACGCCCCGTCATTTTTATATTTCCATACATATCCATAAGATGATTTTGCTTTTCCAAGACAGCACTCATTTATATGTGATTGCCTAAATCCATAAGTTCTAACTATTTCCATTGTGGAGGGAAACTCTCTGACAAATTCGCCATCCAATGTATATTGCAAGACTGCTTTTGCACCATGCTTGTTCGTTTGTAATTTAGCCCTGCGTTTTATACCTGCTCCATACCGAATATTATATGCACAATCACACCATTCAAGATTTAAAACTCTATTATCATTTACAATTTCGTTTTTGTGATTCACTTGCTGATAATTATTCGGGTTAGGTATAAAATGTTTAGCAACAAGCCTATGCACAAGAAACTTATGCTCAATACCATTTTTACTAAGATGTACACATAAATAACCGTCTTTATCAGACGAGCCTTTTAGAACCTTACCTTTTCGAATATATGTCCTATTTACGCATAAATTCACTCTTGGCAAAGATTGTATTCTGCCTAAGTTTGATACTTGGTACAGACCTTCGTATCCTTCAATATCTTTCCAAATTTCATCCATAAATATTTTCTTTAAAGTGAAAAAGGCGGTCAATACAGACCGCCATATAACCGTATGAGAGAGTTTTTATGATGCCTTTCTGACTTGATTTATATCTTCTATCTTTTCTGCTTTACCAAATCCATAGGTCAAATTATCCATTTGCACCCCAGTAAGTCCAAGCATTGTCTTTCTTTCGCCCCAGCATTTAGCATTGAGGTCTGACAACATTTTTGAAATGCGTAATATAGCATCAATCGCATATCTGTTGTCCTCAATATCAAAATCATCAGCCGTCATTATAAAACTTACAAGGTTAGTCAGGCTTGAAGCCAAGTCTATACTGCCATACATATTTAAAAGTCCTTTACCAAGTGTGGCTAACTCAAAAATTTGGTCTGCATTAAGACCATCCATTTTTTTACTAAGTTCTGATAAATCCATAATTGTTTTGTTTTATTAGTTATTGATATTCTTTATAATCTGCTTAAATCCATAGCGCGTTTGATAGCTACTTTCGCATCATTTTGAAAATCACGTGCCCAGTCATCGTGTCCAAATCTGCAACCATAGTAAGCACGATTCAAACGATAATTGTAAGCGGCATTCTTTTTCTTAAATTCTGCTTGTCTTGCAGCAACCTTTTCTTCAGCCTTTACTTCTTCTTTAATGCGTTTCCATGATTCACGAAGCGCATCAGAGAAAGACATAAAAGAGTGATTGAAGATGTACCATGCTCTTTTCATAACCTTTGATTTATTATACTTACTTGCTGCCATATCATTTAGTGTTTTAACTTGATGATGCAAATGTATAATCTTAATTATTCATTTCAAAGCAAAAAGAATATTTTTAATTATGCTTTAACATTAATTAGAATAATCATAATTATACACATTACTATAAAAAGAGTATCTTTGTATAAATTTAAAACACTTAGTTATGAATCGTATTAAAGAACTTTTGAAAGAAAAAAATGTAACTCAGCAAGATTTAGCTGATAGATTAGGTGTCACAAGAATCTCAATCGTAAAAACTTTAGCTGGTAATCCATCTCAAGAAACACTTGAAAGAATTGCCAACGCTTTAGAAGTGCCTATTTGGCAACTGTTTGTATCTCCACAAGAACTACAAAGAGAAAATCATTCTTTAGTATGTCCTAAATGTGGAACGCCTCTTGAACTCAAAATTAAAGAATAAAAGAAAGAGAGCGTTTCACAACGCCCCCAGTCTTGATAACTAATAAAACTAATATGTGTTTATAATCTTATATTCGTCAGTTGACGTTTGCTATTCCAAACAGACCATTTGCCGTTGCCATTATCTATTAATCTTAAATCTTCCACTTTGCCAAATCTGTTTATATTTCCAGCTAAATCCACAATCCAACCTTCTTTCTTGTTTGGGTGCGGTCTGATAGCTCTACCCACAATTTGGTAATAAAGTGCTAATGACATAGTTGGTCGTGCAATAACAACCGTGTCTAATTCGGGATAATCGAAACCACAAACAAGTACACCTACGTTGGCCACCACCGGAATTTCTCCAGCCTTGAACGCTTCAAGGATATGTTCGCGTTCTTTTTTCGGTGTTTCTCCTGAAACGATGGCTGTTCCGGGAATGGACCAGGTGAGACGTTCTGCTTCTTTCAAGAAACGGGTGAAAACCAATATACCTTTTCGTTTTACACCGCTCTTGGGATTCATAAGCCTTTGGACGATGCTCACCAGAAACCCGTAGAAGTCGATACGCTCATACTCTTTCACTACAGACTTGTCCGTGTAGTCGGCTCCGGTAGTGTTCACCTTCAGGTTAAGTTCGTTCCATCCCAAAGGATTCATCGGATAATAGTTCAGCTTCGAAAGATACCCCATATCCAATAGAGTAGAGATTTGAACCTGATAGATTACCTCAGAGAACACGCACGGGCGTGTGCGTGTGATGAACTTCAACATACTGCCGAAATCCCTGCTTGATGAAAGCCGGTAAGGCGTAGCCGTCAATCCAAGAACTTTACATTTCAGCATCGAAAGAAATCTCTTGTACATTCCGTCTTTCGGGTTAACCAGATGGCACTCGTCGATGATGATATTCTGAAAATGCTGGAAAAGTTCCGGATGGTTGACTACGCTTCCGATAGTGGCGAAAGTTATTCTTGAAATCTCCTTTCGCCCGAATGAGGCAGAGTAGATGGAACAATCCAGAACACCATACGAACAGAGCTTCAGATAGTTCTGTTCTAGTATCTCCTTACTGGGCTGAAATACTAGCGTGTGCCCTTCAAGACGGCTGGCGATGTCGGCTATCACAAGACTCTTGCCGGCTCCGGTAGGCAGTACCATGATGGCATTGTTCTTCTTGGCCCTGTTAGCAAAGAAGCTGACTGCAGCATTACTGGCCTTCTGCTGGTAATCCCGTAAAACATAACTCATAATCCTTTCTCCTTACTCAGTTTGTCTCCCAAAGCCTTGTAATACTTGGTGAGTTCTATTAATTCAAAATCAGTCCATTTCTTCGCCTGGCTTGCTCTCCATGCCAGCTTGTCGAAGCGTTGCTGACCGATTTTTGATTTCAAGTTTTTCTCGTAATGTATCAGATGGTCTGCGCTGAAACGGTTGCACGCCCGGCACTCTGCGTGGGCATTGTCCTCGTCAAAGCGTGTAGCCATGTGGCGGCGCGAATGGAAGTGTCCGCAATCTGCCTGTTCGTATGGCTTTATCTGGGCGCATGAGATACAACGGAAATACCCGTTCGGCATACAATCACGAAGCCGGATATAGCGGCTGAAAACTTTGTCGAGTTTGGCCACTAAATCCGGCTTCTTTTTAATCTTGATACCTGCCTTATCGAATAACGGCAAAGGCTTTTCTTTCTTCTTTTTAGGTTTCTTGATGTAATACATATTTATAAAGCCTTATAATCATTCATACTACCCCAATAACCATATATTTCTTCATCACTCTCACCATTAAGCCGAGCTTTTTCTATTTCTTTATTCATGCTATGTGAAAGACCAGTCAAATCTCCTGAAAGACTTTCGAATGACGAACATTCTTTCGTACTATTTCTGCGTATTTTGTGTGTAATGTATTTTTCAATACTGTTGAATATTGGATTATCCTTTTCAGACATTCTTAAAGATATATATCCATAATTGAATGTAAATGGAGTATTTAACTTTTCATATGACTCTCTGTCTTTTATATGCTTATACATCATTTCAACCGGAAAAGTCATTGGCAAGCGTTCCTTCTTAATCATTATGGCTATCGCATCATATAAAGCCTGTTCTTGATCTGTCAGCTTAAACCAGTTGATATTCTCAAAGCACCACATGATATAACCAATATGAGTAAGTATGATATACTTTATCTCTTGTCCTTTGTATTTCCCAAATGTTAATTTCCGTTCTTCTTTCATAATAATTCCATTATTGGTTGTGGACGCAACGGGAATCGAACCCGCCCAACCATCACGGTTTTACTTGCTCATATATTAGCTAATTCAATGGGACAAGTGTATGGAGATATTGCGCAATTACTCCATACTAAAGCACGTCCTGTGCTTGCGCCCGTATGCCCGTCTTTCCGGGCGTTTATTCATGCTATTTCGTTATTTTTAAAAACTCAGGGGCAATTCCATAAAGTGGTGTACGGCCATCCCATTTATCTATGAATTGCTTATAGAGTATTTCTTTAGTCAACCCACGTGATTGAATGATAGCCTGTTCTGTTTTTAATTGCTCCAATTCGTTGCGTTTCTTCTGCTCTGCAATCTGCTGGTCTAATACAGATATATTGGTATTCACCTCATTACGACTATCAATCTTCTCACGCACAGCCTTTGAAAATTCAAGCTGTGCAGAAAAAGTCAGCAATTGAAGCCCTCTTTTCTCAAATTCTTTATCCACAATCTGCTCCAACCGCTTTTCAAAAAGAAGAGAACCACCGTCAGCCATTAAACTGTCTGTCTTGTGCTTACGGCTTTCTTCTTTGATTAAATCATAAATACGAGGTTCAAGTATATTATCTTCAAGGCTTTGCATAAACCCGTCTTTTCCTGATTCTGTATCAGCTTTATCTATATGTTTGTTATCGAATACAACATCTATAGCTCTATTCTTGATAACTTTATAAGAATAAGTAGGACGTGCGTTAAATTCAGTGTTATCAGCAGCCTTCAATGTGACAGGTTCAGCAAATTCCCCTCTTTGGTCAAACAATGGAACTTGAAACAATTCAGTGCCCCATTCCCAAGTGGAAACTTTACCGGACACTACCTTAAAATCCTCTTTTCCTTGCTTCCCATAGTTCTCCATTAGAACACCGGCATAATTAGGGGCTACTCTTTCGCATGAAGCAAATACCACTAAGGTCATACAGACCAACATTAGATTAATCAATCTTTTCATTCTTCAAATTTTTAATTAGTTTATAAACGAAATAAATCACTGTGGCTGATATTATTACCACGCCCAGCCAAGCGTTGAGGTGATTGAATATTCTGTTTCCGATAGATACTCCGACTACCAGAAACAGAATTAAATAAATTTGCTTTCTCATTGTTACACCTCAATGATTACGATGTCAGGTGCAACACCTTTGATTGCTCCAACCTGTTCGTCAATCACCTTATTCTTGTATTCTTCAATGGCCTCATTCGCACCGGCAGAAACCAAAGAAAGGGAAACTTCCCGCCCATCCACATCGGCGTAGATTTCAACTTCGATTTCTTCACAGGCAAAACCTTTGAAAAGAGGGATATTCAGTTTGAACGATTTTGGCAGATTGGAATCAACCACTTGAGAATAGTTATCCGTCTTGTTCCCGTTTTCCTCTTTGCTACGTTCTATATCCTGATTCACTTTCGCCTTGAAGTTCTTCAAAGTGGAAACCAGCATCATGTTCTCAGACTTATCCTTGAAGAAGGCACGGTGCATCTTGAAGAACTGGGACAATTTGATAGGTTCCCATTTCCTTTCCGCATTGATACCGAACTCCTGCATTTCCTTTGAAGCCTGTAAAACTCCACTAATTACTGTCTGGTAATAATTGGTTTCATCAATAGTCAAAGCCAGACACATCTTATCACGGTTCACAATGATATTGGCCGATTTCTGATTAATCAGTTCGACACGCTTCTCCAGCCATTTGAAAGGTGCATCTATCGTTCCATTGATAACTACTCTTTCAGGCTCTTTCGGGTCAAGTGCTACGGGTGCCTTACCTTCTCTTAATACTACTTCGATAGGTTTACCGTTATATTCTTTCGGTACTACCAAATTGATTTTGTTTTCACTCATGATTCTGTTCCAGTTTTACGGTTAATACTAAATACTGTCTTCTGCATTTCTTGTGGCATGATTGGGCGGCTATAAACCAGTTCACCTAACTTGTTGTAGAATCCTACCATCTTTTCTTTATGGTATAGGAATTTTGCACATTCTTCATTCTCGACGAACTCCGAACCTCTTTTGATGTGGTCCAAAAGTTCCTGTTTTTCTTCATTCAAAGGCTTTAGGCGTTCTTTGAAACTCTCCATAGCCTCTTTCTTCTCCATCTCGACATCGTTGATGGTGATAGATACCTCAGCCAATGTTTCTTTCTTCTGAGCCAGTTCTTCGGGGGTGAATCTGTGGGTGTAGCCGATTTTCTCTACCGCATCGGCGTTGTCCTGAAGGAACTGCCATCGTTCCTGTTCAGGGATGTCTTGTCCTAAAAATTTGTCCATAGTCAAATAAACTCTTTGTTACGTTCGATTTAATTTATTATTCAAACTTCCAACAATATCCACCAGCAGTTTTTCTTTTATGATAACAGCAAAGTGAAATATTTCGGTAATCTACACCAGTATCTCTATAAGCATCCATCAATGTTAAATGGCGTTTTATCAAAACTCCATTTTTATCCAATTGAAGAACCACCTTTCCTTGCGATATAGCTCTACGTCTTTTAGCTGTACCGTAATTAAGATTGTAAGCATGGCTACACCATTCAAGATTTCCTACATTGTTGTTTGTTTTGTTTTCATCTTTATGATTTACAACTGGATAATTATGAGGATTAGGCAAGAAAGATTCAGCCACTAAACGATGAATGTTTACTGTATGAATACTTCCATCTTTGAATAGATTTACGCATCTATATCCACATCTGTTTTGTGGTTTCAAAATATGTGGTTTCTTTTTCATTAACTCGCCATTTTGAAGCCTTACATGACTGCATATAGATTTAACCCGTCCCATATCTGATACTTGATATAAACCTTCATATCCGGATATATCTTTCCAATTCTCACCCATCCCCATAGCTTAGAAATTCTTTATCTTTTTCTATCTCTTGTTGAATATGTAATAGAAACTCATTCTCGTTAGGACTTGGTAAATATATTCCTGCTTTAGCACTAGAATAATTCCGAAATCTTTCAATAGCGAGAGTCATTTCTCCCGTACTCAGTTCAGACGAGCTTCTCAAAGTTTTTATAATCTTTCCTTTTTTGTTCGTCTTTTCTTTCTCGAATATATCCCTATTACATAACCTCTTGAAAATATCGATTTTAACTTCCTCTACACTATAACCTGTTTCACTTGCGAACCAATTTAGAAGCAAATAGAAGTATCTGTTCTGGGCGAGCGTGCGGTTGGGCAGCTTCTTTCTCACTTCCACAACCGCCCGCTCCTGGAACAGTTTGTTTATATAAGCCTTGAACTTGGGTATATCGTATTCATTCTTCAGATTGAATATGCTCATAGGCTAGAACGGTAAGTCATCTTTGGGATTTCCATTCGCATCTACATCAGGTGGAAACGCCTGTGCCATGGTTGGCGTTTGTGTCGGTGACGGTTGCTGTGCTGGCACGGATGCTGGCTGGTGCATTGGCTGACGGCCTTCCAGTTTATAGCAGCGGATGGACACCATACGTTTTAGTTGTCCGTCCTGATTTGTCCATTCCCGACCTTGGAGGGAAAAGGAAACCGTTATTACATCACCGGTTCTGAACTGGTCAAGTTCGGCACATTTGTCACCGCTTACTTCAAGTGGCAGGACGTTCTCGTACTGGCTACGTTCACCTGTATAGGGGTCATAGGTTGTGGCATCAAGAATAAATTCACGTTTCACAAACGGGTTGCCACCGCTTTTGGATGGGATTTCTTGGGGCTGGCCAATATAGACCAGCCGTCCAGTTATTTGATTTGCCATATTAGTTTGAATAAAAATCTTTTATCTGTTGGAAAATCTGTCCACGTCGTTTTATTTCTGCAATTGCCTGTTCGTCACGAGTGATACGGATTTTACAATACTCATTGGGAAGGATATTACGATGCCAGTTGGCTTCGTCGTCGTAGGTTGTTACAGACAGAAAAACAAGGTTACAGCTTTTAAGATGAGTGCAAAAGAGTTGTTCCTGAACCTGATAATAATAAGCTTTATGCTTCTTCTTGACGTATTCGATTAAAGCTTTGTTGTCATGCTTGATAGGCTCAATAAAATCAAGGTAATCTGAAAGATAAAGAGTCTTTAATTCATCAAAATCAGTTAACTTTCCTTTATCGATACAAGCAAAGTCCAGGCTGCACTTGAACACGTTCATTTCATCTGACCTGACAACATACTGAGTAAAGTAGTTGTCAGGCAAAGTGAGAAGATACCTGTTCTCAAGAATGGCTCCCGTACGTAAAGCATCTATAGGGCTGGCAAAAGCATTGTAATAAGGCTTTATCCCGCTGACGAAACGCTGCATGAGGGCGATATGTGATTTCGTATTCTTACCACTCATCAAGGCATGAACGTCACCGCTTCCTATGTACATGGTTTCTGTCATATCTTTCCTTTCTTCTTGAGGTTGTTATATGCCATTTTAAGCTGTTCGCTTGTCATGTCATCAGCACTTCCTACATTGAAATAAGACAGTATGTTCTGCGCAAACTGATTGTCGGTCATCATGTAATCAACGACAATATTTTTCACTTCATCTACTGTAGCAGGGGTTTGCACTTTGGATTTGTTTTCATCAGGGTCTTCACCTGTAGCAATCTTATAGGCATTAAGTAAAGCGTATTTTCTGGCATAAGTAGAAGCCTTTCCAAATCCCTTGTCGCCTGGGTCAAGTCCACGCCCAAAACTTTCCACGTCTATGTATTCTGATGTGTTGTCCAGATTGATAATGCGTAGGGTCATTTTTATGATGTCCATATAGTTGATGGATTCCCCTCCACCTTCTTTGACAACTCTAATTATTTCCGATTTAACAAGTTCCTGCTTAATGGGAATACTGACAAGGCCATGCTTGGACTCGGCTTCTTTCACTTCCAAGGTGACATCAATGTCCTGTACTGCCTTGTAGGCATAATTACCTTTGCCTACGGTCAGGTTCTTTTCGATATTTTTTATCTCATTTGAGACAAGCTGTATCTTCTGATATAGATTTGGCTTTTCTTCCATAATAATTGGTTTTAATACATCAATTTTGCATGTTTTATCACGTCCCAGGCATTACAAGCCCATCTGCTGTGTGGCACGCCTTCTTTGGTCTTGTATTTTATCCTTCCGGATTCGCACAATTCTTTCAGCCTTTTGAGACCGCCTACTATCGAAGCTGCTTCGTATTTCCCGAAAGACTTGTTGTTTAAGACTATTTTCAATACATCTTCGTTTATCATAAGCATTTTATTTTAAGCAGATAATTGCCGAGAAACCCGGATACTCTGTGGCCGATACCCGGTACTTCACGTCCATTTTGTTTTTAAGTGTCCCGATCAAGCGGAGGTCACGATTGCGCCGTGATGCTTCCAGCTTGATTCCGTTGTGCCGTTTCTTGTCATAGGGAACCTTGTAGATGTCCCCTTTCTTCATTTCGTCAAAAAGACGTACTGTCTGGTAGTTTTCGTCTACTGTAATTTCTCTAACCATAGTTTAAGTATTTGATTGTTTGCTGGCAGAACGGGACTCGAACCCGTGACTTCCATGCTAACCCTTACATGGTGTTCTACCGCCTGAACTATCTGCCAATGAAAATGCCGGACTTTCATAGCCCGGCATCTACCCATTTTCAAACCATAAAAACTAATCTACTAAGCCAGCTAATGACTTAACCATGTTCTTGAAGTTGTCAAACTTCGATTCAATCTTTTTCTCTTCTTCCATGTAATACAGCATTGATTTTTTGTATTCTTCGGATTCTCGTTGCAGATTCTGTGTGTATGCCACGAGTTCATCATGCGTCATACCTTGTAATTCCTCATTTGTTTTCATGTCTATTCTTTTTAATGTTTTTTATTTCCGTTTCTATCTCCTTATCAAATAGCTCCCGTCTGTCCAGTTCCCGTGAGCGTGCCGTCAGAATGGCACTGATGTCCGCAAATTCATCACAGATGCTTTTTATTGTTTCTTGCAGCTCGTTCATTGTCCAGTCTGTTTGCGATTGAAAAACCAGTGATTATAAACCCGACAAATCCTATCCAGTACATAGCAGACAGGTCTTGATTGAAGTGCATTACCAGAACGGACAATGCACAGAGAAAAAGTAGTATTTTCATAACCGTGTGTATTAAATATCGTTCCCGTGGGCGTTCCGGTGGTTGCCTTACTGCTTATCAAAGGTCTGGTAAGCCACGGGTATATATAGTTCATGCTGGTGTCTAATCAGTGAAGATTGTCTTTGTAGCCGGCCTACGGCCACCTGCAATCGTATAAGTGTCTTTTTGTTATCTGTGTGATTCGTATGCTGCGTTTGCTTAGTGCAGCCCTTTACTCATACTCTTTTCACACAGCCGTTATCGCTACTCAGTCGTCCGTTTCACGTCAGGCTTAACGGTAAGCCTAAAATTTCCATCATGTCAAAGAACCAATCAAGTAGAACCCTGCCCGATTCTCGCTATCGGTTGCCGTTCAGTCCGTCAGCAGGGTAGGTGAGTTACCAGTGTGTCACTGCCATGCCTTGTGATAATTGAAGGTTGATGTAGTCCATGCCATCATCTTCAGGCAGGTTGTATTCTTCAAGAAGGGCTTCGTATTTGTCCACCTCTTCAGTAAGTGCTTTGATGTATTCTTGCTTGCTGTCAGCATTGAAAGCCCTGCATAAAGTCTCTTCATCTGCGTTATAGGCGAAATTCAGGTCTTTGTACAGCCCGTCAAGTTCTTCTTCGATTTCGTGGCGTGTCATAGTCATGCGATATTTAAAAGGTTAGCTTTCTTGAAGCATCTGTATTCTTGTCTCTCTGTATCGAAGTACACCTGAACAGTGTCATTCTTCTTTCTGCTTTCACCTGATGTGGCTGGTATCAGATTTTCTTTCAGCGTGCCGTAGGCTTCACGAACAGAACCATCTACCTTTTTGAAGTAGAACTTTACGATTCTTTGCTTCATTGCAGCTTTCAGCTTCATGTTTGCCCAGGCGCATTTCATCGCTTCACTCATTGTAAATCCATTACGTTTTACAAAAGTCCACGCCATCAGCATGACTTCTTTTAATTGGTTCTTGATTTTTGTACTCATAATCGTGTGGGGTTAGTTGTTTTTTACTATATTTGTTTCGTATCAAAGTTTCGATATGCAAATATAGTATCTAAAAAGAAACCAACAAAAGAAATACTATCTTTTTAGATACCATACAACATTGTTTAACAATTAAGAGCCTTAATACATTATGAAGAAAGAGAATTGGACGTTTGGATTAAGCATAGCCTCAATAGTGATAAGTGTTACAACATTATGGCTTTGCAAAATGGATATAAAGCCTTATGATACTGATGGGGCGAGTTTGTCTATTGCTGTATTGACTTTGGTTGTAACCATTTATATGGCAAACCAAATTTACAATGCCTTTGTCTTGAAACGGGAAATCAAGAAATCTACCCAAAAGGACATCGAAGAAAGCTCAAATAATATACTGTATCACAACATGTATCTTACATTCTTTTTTCAGGGAGTAAACGAACTGAAAAAGACCCATAGTGAAGCGGCATTGTATTATCTATTTAAGAGCATGGAGTGCTTAACAAAAACAAATATCGACAAGGATAAAATGGATGAAATTATAGTGAAAATCAAGATGATACACAAAGATTATCCTGTTGAGTTGTCTAAAGACGATGTGTTTGAATACAAAAGAATTATACACCTTGCTGATATAAAAGAGAAAAAGGAGGTTATGAGCATACTTGACGATATGGAAGCTAAAGTTTAATCAGAATCATCTTCATGGCGTTTTCTAAAATCCCGAAGGAAAGGATGGTCTTCTGGATACTCGTAGTCATCTTCATCGTATGACAATATGACAATTCCAAACGAAATAAGCATAATCACGGTAAATACAAAAAGTACAGCAAAGATATCTCCCCATGCTTCTGGGTTTATTAAAAAACCGACAAATGCTATTAAGTCTGCCACACCCAATATAATGTGAAATGTTCTCATATTGCTTTTTTATATTTATAGCCATATTAAATACACCCACAATAGGTACGAGCTATCATGGGTGCATATATTAAACCTCCTCGGAGGAATGTTTAACTAGTTGTTCCTGTAACATCTCGTACTTGTTACGGATACAAAGATAGTATCTTTAATGATACTATCAAGTGAAATTATAACTAATTATGGGAAATTCTGTAAAAGAACGGTTTTATGAAACCATGGAAGCCCTCAAACTCACCGACTATAGGGTTTATACAGACGTTGAGGGTATCACGAAAAATATGATGGTAAAATTAAGAAATGGTGAAACAAATGAAGTTTCCACAAAAATACTAATGCCATTCCTTTGTAAATACTCTGATGTTGATGCTAATTACATTTTAACCGGTCGTGGAACACCTTTACGCACACCTGAAGTTACTCAAATCTTCCATCCTAAGGGAGTTGAAAAAACAGAGGAAGAAGGAATAATAACCCTTTATGACGTAGAAGCTGCTGCAAATCTGAAATCTCTGTTTGATAATAAAGACCAGAATATCCTTGGACAAATTAATATTCCAAATATCCCCAAATGCGATGGAGCTGTTTATGTCAAAGGGGATTCCATGTATCCATTACTTAAATCTGGTGACATCGTAGCATATAAGGAGGTACCTTTAGAAATGAGTCATATTTTCTTTGGAGAAATGTACCTTGTGTCAATAGATCTGGATGGAGATGAATACTTAACTGTAAAATACGTCCAGCATTCAGAAAAAGGTGAAGACTGGATAAAACTGGTAAGTTACAATCAAAACCATCAGCCAAAAGATTTTCCGTTATCTTCTGTGAGAGCTATGGCTTTGGTAAAATTGAGTATTAGAATGAACACAATGAAATAACGAGATTAAATTACATAAACTAATCCAATAATGTTATGAAGAAAACATTTTTACCTTTATTTGCTTTAACCATTTGTCTTGCTTCGTGCTCAAAAGAAGATGGTAATTTAACAACGGAACAAATCAAGCCATTACCACAATTAGATAATATAAGTCTAAATTACCATAATTCAGACCAAGAAATAGAGCTGACAAGGGATATTGAAAAAGAAGGAGCAATATTAACAGTTAAAGATGATTCCTATTGGATTTCAAAATTAAAATTAAACGGAAACAAAATTACATTTACAGCTTTAGAAAATCAAGATATAGAAGTAGGACACAGGTTTGATACGATTCTTATATCTATTAACGATGTAAGAATTGGAAGTATATGTGTTTCACAAGCAAGAAAGCCAATAAGCCCAGAACGTCTTCAGTGGGCAGTGTCTAATGCAATGTATAGACATAAAGCGTTATGCGAGTCTGGATTGTCTGGGAAAGAAATAACCCAAGCAATATACGACCTCGAAAAAACAACAAATGGGCAGGATTCTTATAAGAATTATCCTGCTTTCGCACATTGTATCGAAATGAATCACGACCCGGAGAATAACATGGAATGGCATCTGCCGTCATTAGATGAAATGAGAGCCTACGCACAAGGGCAATCATATATAAACACACCTTTGGGGAAGCACAACTATTGGTGGAGTGCAACAGAAAATAGCCTAAACGGAAACGCTTATAATCTTTACTCGGAAAGTACTGCATCAAGAGGTGCCGTAGATAAAGGAGGAGACTGGTGGGTTATGGCATTCAGAAATGGGAAAATGGAGGAATAGCCATGAATAAGACGCTACTATTTGCACTATTCTTATCACTTACAAGCTGCGGAGGAAACAGGCCATCCCAGGAACAGAAGGATAAAGCTGACAGATACGTCCAAAGTCTCGTGGATGCCGATATAGGAATCTACAAAGGCGAACTGACCGACGCGAACTTTCTCATCCTTGCCGTAGACGCTTATTCTGGAGCAAATTTTGATGCTTATGCACGTACATACCTGGAAGAAGCACAAGGTAAAGGACTGGAGATAAAAGGAGTCTATATTGTAGACATCAAGAACTGCCAGTTCGGCGATGGCTGGGTATCCGGTGACAGGATAGGGAAGGCATTCAAGTAGAAAAAATGTTCTAATGAGTATCCTTATTTAGCTTAAATCAAATTATAAATAACTGATACATAGTGGGTTTATATTATTCTTAGATAATCATTCGTAATGAGTAAGTCGCGGGTTCGAGTCCCGCTTTCGGCTCCGACTTAAAACCGCTTATTACATTGTGAATTAGGCGGTTTTTCTATTTTCTACAGCTTATTACGATGATTAAAAAAAGGATTTGAATTGTAAATTTACAATTCTGTGAGTATCCCTGGAGTATCCTTAAATTTTTTAATCATTATGGCAACTCTATCACTTACCATTTTCAAGGCAAAAGCATTAAAAGACGGAAGACATAAGATAAGAATTGCACTCCGTCACAAGCATGAAACAACATATATCGTCACACGATTCATTATTTCAGAGAACCAGTTTAAGAACGGTCAGGTCGTGAAGCATCCAGAGGCATCTGCGATAAACCGGAAACTTAGGAACATCCTTGATGACCTTCAAGAGAAACTGGACTCAATAAAACATCTTGAACTTTATTCCTGCCGGCAAATTAAAGAAATCATTTCTACAGACAATCTTTCCGATGAGCAAACCTTTTCATCAGCATGTAGCAATTTTGTAGACTATCTCAAGTCTGAGGGAAGAGATTCATACGCATTATCTATTGAAAGGGTGGGGAGATATTTTCGTGACTTTGCAAGAGGTGACATACTTCTCTCTGATTTAACCCCGTCACTAGTCCAGAATTTTGCCGCATTCATACGGAAGCGGAAAGTGACTGAAACTACAGTAAACACAATGCTTGCCCAAATGAAATCTGTCGTCAATAGAGCGATAAGAGAGTGGAATATATCTTACGATATACATCCTTTTGTAACGACTAGAATATCTGCAGCCCCTATCAGGAAGCTTGATCTGACAGTACAGAATTTTAACAAGATTCGTGAATCTTCACCAGAAAAGAGAAAGCTGATTATGGCACGTGACCTTTTTTGCCTTTCCTTTTACTTGGGAGGGATGAATCTTATAGACATTATGCAAACAGACTTTAGAAAAGATGTATTGGAATATTCACGCTCAAAGACTAAAGGGCGAATGCAGTCGGATAGTGTAATCACATTTACAATACCGTCTCAAGCAAGAGAGATAATATGCAGGTGGATGGATAAAAGGACGGGGAAACTTGATTTTGGGTATAAATTCACATATCACAACTTTTCTCAGTATGTTACGTATTCTCTTGGAGATTTGGCTGAAGAGTTAAATATTGATGAACGTGTTACATTTTATTCGGCCCGCAAGTCTTTCGCTCAGTACGCCTCTGAAATAGGTATTCCTGACGGGATAATAGACTACTGCTTAGGCCACTCAGACAAATCAAAAGGAGTTATACGATACTACACCAAAGTCCGGCAGAAACAGGCTGATATGGCCATATCTCGTGTGATTGATTACGTGAACAACCCGGAAAAGTACAAAGAATATATCGAACTGAGGTCTGATATTATGATGATGAGAGGGTAATTTGTCTGACACTTTATCTGTTATGTTATGTATGAGGCAATGGAGCCACTACATAATATTTATTGTAATATGAAAAGAATTATCAACAAATGCCCATGCTCGTTAGAAGCTTGGGTTGGGGCAGATGAACCTGTCTTTAGCGAACAGAATCTTTACTTCTCTCGTAAGGTTGAAGTGAAGGAGTATTTATACAAGAGACTCCAAAAGTACAAAGGCGAAATGGTGGAGTGCTATGTATATCAATTTTACAAGGGTAAACCGCGTGAAGTGCTTGTATCTTTTAATGTAAAATAGCCTAAAGTATAAGTCAATAAAAGCCCCTTCCGGATATTAATCTGGTTGGGGCTTTCGTTTGCAATAAAAGCAAACTTCTACACTGCAAAGATGTATATAATTTCCCAGAAAAGTTGTATATAATTATTGGAAAATATTGTATATCAGAATTGCCATAAATTATAATTGACCGTTACAGCCAATACCGGAGTAAGTCCATTCTTTCCTACACCATATCCGGCAGACAAACCAATACCCCAACGTTTGGGCTTTTGCGTTATGTCACGGTAAATGTATTCAGTCTGGTAGATGGTTCGTGGATACACCCGGATTTCATCAAGACGTGGTGCTACACCGCTAACTTTTGCGTAGTAGTTGCTATCCTGGTACTCCTTATATTCACGCAGATGACAGCAGGTATCGCTCGCATGAATGGTGTCTGAGTTATCAATCCATGCAAGATAAGGCAGCGGAGAAAGAATGTACATCGTATCCACATCGACCTTTGTAACTATATGAACTGACGTAACAGTATCAGACTTCCCGATATTGCCTTCAGTTGGCGAACGGCTGCACCAGCCTAATCCGAAAGCTAGTACAGCTATTAAAAGATATGGTAAGTATTTCATAAAATTAGGCATAAAAAAAGCGGTGAACCTGCTTGGAACACCGCCTTATATAAATTTTAGAAGCGATTAGGACAGCCACCTATAAATTTATAGATATTAATTCTTCACCTAATTTGTGAAGCGCTGTTTCGATTTTAATAACTTGCTCTGGTCTTGGGTTACGACTACCAGAAGCATAATGCCATAATTGTTTTTGATTAATACCTGTTAAGCGTTCAAGTCCAGATTTTGTAAAAATCCCTGTGTAAAATTCAAGAAATGATTTTACATCCATTTTAAAGGTCAATGAATAGTCTCCCTTAAGCTCTTCAGGAATTTCATCTCCATACTCTTGGCAATCTTCAAGTAATGCAGTAATAGCATTAACAATGTTTGCTTTGATTTCATCAATATTGTGCCCAGTAGCGACAATACCATCGACCTCTGCGAGATAAGCTGAATAATTGTTTTCAGTTTTCTCAATGATAACAGTCAAAGCTTTCATAATTCAATGTGTGTAGAAGTTTCGCTTTTATATATAGTTTCAAATAAGTAAGTAAGCCTTTATACACCTATTAGACAAGCAGGATGTGCTAATCTTCATCCTGCTGTCCTAATCGGGTGTCAAATCTTATCGAAATCAGACTCTTTTAAACCAGCCTGTCGTAAGATGCTCATCAGTGTCCCAATGGCAACCTCATCATTATCTTTACCAGGAATTGGGATGGAGCGAGGAGCACCTTTCTTCCGGTATATAGCATGGTCACCTTTGGTTCTTGAATATTTCCACCCATTCGCTTCTAATAAATCCTTCACGGACTTTACTTTTTTTACCTTCATAAAAAAACTATTTATTATTTAACGAAATAGCATTACTGCTATGTGGATGATGCAAAGATAACTATTTTTCTACTATCTGCAAATAAATTGATAACTTTTTTTCTACTAAGCAAATAAAACGGTGTTCCAACAAGTCAAAGAACGCTCTCAAGTTTCACAATTTTACTATCACGCTGCAAGCAAATCTGAATATTCTTCTTTAGCATCGAAACAAGGACACATTTTCGTCCATTCGCAAGGTTCCACGATACCATCACCGTCCAGGTCGGGACTGGTATCACGATGGCCGAGCACCTCTTTAATATCATACTCCTTAACCAACTTGGCAATAAGTTCTCGCAGAGATTTCTTCTGTGCCGGTGTTCTGGTATCAGCTGCTTTACCGTGTGCATCCAGTCCACCTACATAGCAGATACCAATGCTGTGCTTGTTATAGCTTATTCCTGAAAAACCTTTCGAGTTGCAGTGAGCACCGTCTATAGTCAGACTGCGGCCAACCTCTACCGTACCATCCAGCCGGATAACGTAGTTGTACCCGATACACTGAAAGCCACGGGATACGTGCATCTGATTAATCTCCTTTTTACCTATGTCCAGCCCGGCACGTGTGGCTGAGCAGTGAATTATTATTGAATCTATTTTGTTCATAATAAAATTACATCTATATTTGTGGAGTTCTGCCAATGGTAGGATGGTTAATAAAAAATTTATTACAAGGAGTGCAGTGGCACTCCTATTTTATTTTAGTTCAGTTCCTTTTCTTCAGCACACTAATCCGTTTCCCGTCTTTGAAATACATTCGTGACATGTTCTTATCACGAACAAATCTTCTGTCCATCGAAAAATATCCATGCTTCCCGTCACTGAATACCGCCCTTTCGCCGGTCTTAAAGCGAACCGGCATATTAGGCAGTCCATTATTCATGGCCGCCAGTATAAGCAATCTGCGTCTTAACAAACTCATAAAGCACCTCCCATCACAGCTATATTATTAAGAATACTTACCTGATACGTCCTGTTGGCCCTGACAACACTGCTTCCTATCCATTTCACACCTTCAGGAAGATTCAGGACGGTAGGCGTAACACCACTTGAAAACTGGAACATGTACTCATTGGCGATGCCTGGAAAGCCTTTTCCAAATGTGACGTTAAGTACGGATACTTCTCCGAACACATGGAACACGTTCGGAAGAAGCTCGGCACTGACCTCGCCCGTACCAGCATTCACGCTGGATATGCAGCCATTGCCATAATATTCCCCATGGGTATAGATAGCCCGTATCTCCTTGATGTAGGAAACGGAATCAGGCAATATGTTACCGGCTTCCAGTTCTTTCTTGAAGGTGGCATATTTCAAATAATTGTTGAATCTCTTTTTCGCCATGTCATTGGGATTTATGGGGGGCTCTGATACAAAGCCCCCACATATTATTACTCGGTTTCCTCATTCCATGCAAACGCATCATCAAGATCCTGTTTAGTGGCATACTGCTTCAGAGTCTCGTTCGTTGCATAGCTGGTCAGTTCAGCCTTGGTCGCATAAGTGGAGGAAAGCCCTTCGATAGCCTCACTCAGTGCAGCTTTTGTGGCATAGGTGTTCGCCACATCTACAGCCTTGGCATATCCGGCCAAATCCTCTTCGGTAAGAAATCCTTCGAGGTCAGCTTTCTTTGCATACGCTGTCAAATCGACCGTACCACCCAAGGAATCCCAGTTGGTTTCCACACTTGCCTGATTGGCCGTTTCTCCGATGTAGACGAAGTTCGTTTCAGCCGGATATTTCTTGCCGTTCAGGGTAACTTCTGCCGTAACGTTATATACGTGGCCTTTCGATACAGAAGACACTCCTTTCAGGGCACTAAGGTCTGCCAGAGTACCCTTTGGCACATATACGGCACCAAGAGCGTTGACCTTGTTTGTCAGTGTGTCAACCAGACCTTTCAGAACTTTACCCTGCTCGGCGGAAAGTGCCTTATTAGTCCCGCCCGTTGTGAGGTCATTGATAATCTGGATGAGTGTCTGTGCACCGACGTCAAGACGAATCCATCCGCCATAATCAGCCTGAGTAATCTTTGTCATGTCCTTCAGGACATACAGAGCCGGTTTGCCGTCCCCGTTATCTCCAACAACGACCAACATGCCGTTATAAGTATTCTTTCCTGAATAGGTAGCTGCGGCAATAAGGTCTGTCTTGTTTGGAACAAGCTGACGGGCATCCAGTGGCGCCTGTCCTCCAGGCTCAAAGTTCACGGCAAAGGAAGCAACACCCGCAGGACGGTTTCCTGTTGTCGAAGCCATCGGCATGACATTGTTCATCGGCATGGCAAAGGGAACTTCACGGCTGTTTCGTGCAAGCATGGCTATCACTTCATCCGTAATTTCCTCGCCATTATATGTGTCCGGCTCGTCTACAAGTTTTTTCCCGGCATCGGAAACTGTGAAGCGAAGTTGTAATGCACCGGACATGGCACCTGTCGTTGTCAGCTTCTTGTATGCAATCTGAACACTTTGTACGGTCTTGTTTCCTGCATCAGATACGGTGTACTTGTCCGTTCCGAAGACTTCCCACTTTCCGGACACCGTATTATAGAACTCGACTTTTGACACATTCTTTTCTGAAGGGAAGTAGAATTCAAGGCGGGTTCCGGTTGCTGCTTCAGAAGCAAATTTCGCTCCAATTAATGTATCAGTCCATTTCTGCAGCGGAAGCTTTGTATCAGGAGCTGCGGCAGACGGGAAATTGGTATCTCCGGCAGAGGTAGAAGCTGAAGAACCATTACAGTAAAACGGATAGGTACCATAAAGGTAGACAGCACCTGATTTCACAGTACCTTCAGGAAGCGGATTAGGGGACACGGTCGCCTTGTTTCCTTTTGAAGTGAGCAAGGTGTCACCTGCGCCATGATGAGCCTGGTAATTGTACTGCATCGTACCGAGTGTAACTTTCGTCGGCAATGTCTTGTTGCTTGTACTGTTTCCTACATAGATGAAAGACTGGTCATCGGAGATAAGTTCTCCTGCGCGGTTCTTGTTTGCCTGGCCAACAACCGTACAATTACCACGGTTAAATCCTGTCTGAATCTGTTCTGCGGTAGGTGCGCTTTCACCAACCTCCAGAATCTTGTTGGCGGTAAAAGGAGACTTGAATGATATTGTTGCACTTGGTGCCTGTACCGTCGGCTGGATTTCCTCAAAGAGAATATCCTCGAAAATCTGGCTCAGCGTCTTTGTCTTCAAGGTCTCGACCTTTGTCCCAGCCGGAAGACCTCCCAGTTTCGAAGGAGTGGCAAGGCTGTCTGGCAATGATGTCTTGAACCTGATGAGTTCCGTCAGATCATATTCGGTCTTGCCTGATGATTTGGTAACGATAAGTTTATTGCTGCCTTTGTCAAAACTGACATCTGTGACACCGCTTCCTCCATAATTCACACCGTTCATCAACAGTTCTTTGGTGTCGGTTGCAAAATAGATAGCATCCAGATGTTTTGACGCTGCATCATAACGGGCCTTTAAGCCCCTATAGAATTTTAATTTTGTTGTTGCCATAAAAGTCTGATTTTAACTGTTTGTTTCTTCATTCCATACTGCTTCTGTTATCTCCTCCCATTCTCCATCCTTCCGGCCGTATATCTTCCCGTCTTTTGGCGCATCAGGAATGGGAATGCTTCCACCGGTTGATATGTCAATGGAAGAAGCACCAAGGTTGACGGTGGCCATTTCAAGGTTAGGGACACTTATGCTGTCCTCTTCACAAGTTGTTGCAACAAGCCTGAAAGCCTCACACATGTCAACGGCAGTCTGTCCTTCCTTACCATAGTTCTCCCACAAAGTCAGCGAATACGTACCAAGGTGTTTGTGGTCCGTTCCATGAAAAGTAAATTTCAGCTTGTTTCCCTGGTATATCTCAAAATGGAAATCGAGAAATCTGCCTAGAGGATTCTTCAGCATGAGTTTCAAGTCCCTTCCTTCCAGTGGAACAGGCTCCTTGTTCGTGAGTATCTGCCAGGTGAAGTATATATCTTTCCCTATCCTTATCTTTCTCATATCAACTAGGTCATGAAACTTATTGTCATAAGTAATATTATGATTACGGAGTAGATGATTTCCGCTATCAGGCGTCTATCTGTCTTCTTCATCCTTTGTAACTTTTTCGATAATTTCGCCAGCCGTTGTGTACTTCTTTTTAATGTAGCCCACCAGCAGGCGCTTAATGGAAACCTTGTTCTTGATTCCGTGAATTTCACATACATGTTCCATGATTGAATCAAATTCAAATACAATAGCTATCCCCAGTCCGCACATTGACGATGTCGTATAGGAACAAATACCTACAGGCTGGAGAATAGCAACACCAAAACCGAATCCCAACACTAAATACGAATTATATTCGATGAACTTGCACATCGTTCGGCGGCCTGCTCTGGAAAAGCGGAAATCCTCTCCTCGCTTGACCACGCTGTCAATGATACCAAGGACAAAATCCGCTATAATCATGGCTACAATGAAGACCAGCATCCAGCGAAGCTCAAAGACAACGCTTCTTATCTCTCCTACAAAGGAGTAAGCCCCGGCAACAAGAATCTGCGGGGCTATGACGGTTATAAGGTTCTGCATCACTCCTTATTTACCTTACCACCGAACAACCTGGACAGCCATTCACTTGTTACAACCGACACGATACCAGTAGATGCCAGGGCGACAAACAACGCATCAATCACCACAACCCAGACGCTTGCATCTGCCGGAGGGAAACCGAGATTCATCCACCAACTGAAGAAGGTAACGATTACACCAACTACAGCAGTTACCCACATAGTCACCCACTTATTCATAGGATTGGATAGCTTCGAAGCGATAAATCCTACTACAGCAGGAACCACGACCGTAACAAGCCCGGTGAAGCTGGCAAATCCGGTCAGGAACTCCGGGACGGAAGGTTCTACACTAACGGAAGTCTCCGCGAAAACACTCACTACGCACATCAGCAGTGCGACCATCATGAAAACGAATCTTTTCATCTTACTAAGGTTTTAGATTAAACAAAAAATGCCCACAAGCGCATCCCAACTTAATGGAACACGCTCATGGGCGTAACTACTATTTCACACACAAAACTACTCATTTACCATCCTTTTTCAGCGAAGGTAAATGATATAAAAACGAACAAAGAATAAAAGGTTTCAAATCGACTGACACGCCTTGTCAGTAAGTTGGTAGAAGCCGGGTAGAATAAGCAAGCTAGTTACTATTTTCTACCCAATTTCTACCACTCAAATAATTTTCAATACAGCTTTCTTTATTTCAGTTGTTTTCATTCATACCCATAAGTCCTGGCGGAACTTATTGGGATTGCAACATTAGAAAAATCGGGGCTTCACCCCGCTGCTAAATTCAGCCAGGGTGATAATTCTGGAGTGTCCAACATAGATGATATAGATATTCTGTCTACTGATATATACAATGGAAATATTTTAGAGAACAATGCTACATTCATAGTTAAAACTTACCCTGCTTCTCCGGCCTATATGTATCAAGAAGCATTCTCGATGTATCCAATTAAACGATATTGGAGGGCGAAGGGGGACGGTACATGGAGAGGGTGGATTGAGTTATAACCATCCAGTCCATGAGCCATCCGATAAGTTCTTTGTTCTCGAATATAATTTACCTGCATAATCGACAACAACCTGCATTTCTGTGTTAAGAGATGTGTATCTTACTGCATATCCTGATATGTAATTGGCGGTTGGGGTTATTTGATTGATATACCCTGACACAAACATTACAATCATGCGCGATGGGCTGGTAAGCCCATTATCCAAGTCACTTTTTGTAACTCCTTTCAGTAGAACCGCTCCCATCAGTTCCGCCAGTGCTAAATCTGCCTGGCGGAACTTATTGGGATTAATAGCACGGTAACAACAATACTTCAAGTTGGGGAATCCGTTGAAATAAGAGAAACTAACACGGCAAGTATATATTTACTTTCAATTCGTGCTAGTGCTAGTAATACGGAGTATCTAGCTACGTACATATTAGCATGGGCATCCGTATATGCTGCTGGTATAACTAAAATATCTGAATATAGCTACACAAGTAATGTTACGCTAGAGGTATCCAGAACCGGTACTGACAAATATAAAATTACATATAAGACTGGGAATGTATCTTCTGTCGAGCTGAAGTATTCTCTTCGGAAATTAATATTATAGTTGTTTCCATGATGTCCAACTATTATAATGCATTCTTATATATGCTAATCCATTATCTCCACCTGCACATAATTGCATACGAATCCATCCGTCACAAGAAAATGCAACTAATATGCCATAATTCACAGGCATATTGTCCTGTTGTGAGTCAAATTTATAAACTCCGTTATTTACGTTATTGGCATCACCTTCCAAATTTAATCCAATGGCACTCAGGAAACCTGATTTTGACATTAATCCATCATTTTCTAATGTTGCAATCCCAATAAGTTCCGCCAGAACTGACGCAACCTGCTCTTTTGTCATTACCCCAACAGCATTTCCGGCTGCGTTAATAGCGACAAAACTGGATATGTCTTCCAAAGCAGGGAGAGCCAGTGTAGACTTCTTCAGCAGTTCCGTTTTCGACACTTTATGCGGAACGCCGTTTGTATCGTACACCTGTACCGTTTCACCATCTTCTTCCGTTGTCTGATTCTTCATACTTTCTGTATGTTTCAATAGATTGTCAGTTTCTTCACCTGTAAAGCTTAATACAAAATCTTCTTCTGCTGCCATAATTGTTTTTAATTTATAGTTATTAATGATATTACCAACATTGTATATTATAATTATCTCATTGCATCATTAAGCCCAGCAAGAAACCATGGAAGAAGCGACGCTGCATGATGTCTTACCCTGCTAACTTCATCATCTGAAAATTCGGTATCGTCATCGCTGGAAAAAATTTTTTCTGCTAATTTTAAATCAGCAATACCAACTCCTGTCACATTGTAAATGTTATCTGCAAACATTTCTCTGACATCAATCTCCACGAAATCGGATTTATCTATCTTCGTGTACTTCTTAAATTTCTTAAAATCTATTTTCATGATTAATCAACTAAAATTCCATTTTCAAAAACCAGGCTATATCTTGAAGGTATCGAACCATTCTGTATAGTCCATGATATTGTTCTCGTTACTCCTTTTTTGTATGTATATGAGCCATCGGCTTGCAATGACCATCCGGTACCAAACTCATTAGACAATATCGTATTGGTATAAAGATTTCCGTTTACATGTACTCCTCCGTCAAAATATCCGGCATAAGTATTAGAACTATGTGGCTTGCTAGTACCGTTCCTTGAAGCATAGATACATGCTCCACCGTCATTGCTTCCAATTATTTTAACCCCAAATTTCCCGTCAGTCGCACCATTGAAATTTATGTCAATCATACCACTGTTATCATCCGTAGGAACACCAATCCGTATACTCCTGCTATCATTGCCGAAAAAATCCCTTCCCTTCCAATTCAAGGAACCGTTGTCTATAGTGAACCCTCCAATCTTAGCACCATTTGCAGATATAGTACCAGAAAATGTTCCATCAGCTCCGTCCAGGTGTTTAACCTTAAGACTATCGACATCCACACAGGATGTTCTTAACATAGGCTTACCATTTTTCCACTCAAACACCAGTCCAGCATTAGCTCCATTCCCATCTGTAATTTTGAATCTATCTGCATTAATCAAGACTTCAGATGATGTGACCTTCAATCCCGCTTTTTGGAAGTCATTTTTAACAGAGATTGCGATACTGCCTGCCGACTGTGTAATTGCAGCCTTCATTTCTTCCTCGGTAACAGCAAAAGTTATTTTATCTCCTATGTTTATTACAGAATCACCTGCAGACAAGTACAACTCCCGAAATTTACCTTTTAATCCTTCAGACTTAGAGTAGGAAATATAATCGCCTTCCTCTCTATCACCGATGTAAATACGTCCATGAATCTTTACATAACATTCTTTCTTTACACGGTCATATCCAACTGAAAAAGAGTCCTTATTAGACAAAGAATACCCGTCTATACCTTGATAGAATGTCAGATATGGTGCACCGTCTCCGTATGCAGACAGCACGATTGCGCTCTGATAGTCCGGGTCGGCTATGTCTCCCAGTTGTACCATCACGTCACCCACTTTGGGTATATCGCTTCCTTCGTCACAATGATTCACGGATACATCTATCCAGTTATCACCAACATTTTCCACCAGACGCCACCAATAGTGATTGGATACGCCGTCATATGCGCCTTCCTTAATATTAAAGGACTGTGAGCGTACTAAATTCCCTGGCTTAAAACGATTTTCTATGGCTTTCTCACCATCATCTGCAAGGAAGTAACAGCGATAAACAGAACCATAAGTTCCAGGAGATGAGTAACCTCTTTTCCCGTCTGAGAACTTGACTCCTTTACCATCCTTGAAACGAATTCCCTTTTTTTCTATAAACTCGACCTTAGTAATCGTTGCTCTGGCCCCGCTGGCGTTGAACATGAAGGAAGCTCCGGCCAACTCGGTCTCCATTATTGAAAGTAACTGGAAGATAGCTTTCTTGCGCACGTACAGTTTGTCAATCCATCCGACAGACTCGCCGCCCTTTTCTGAAGAGAATGACATACCAGCACCCATCATACCGGTCACGAAGTCAATTGATTCCAGGAAAGGAGATATGATACCGCCAAGAAGCTTAATGAGATAGTTTGTCTGGTCTTCCTTGTCCTTTCTCAATAATGTTGCAAGTGACCGTTTTGCCGAAAATACGTTACTGTCCGATGGGGCAGTAGAATCATTGGTCTTAATCACATATATGCTACTTCCTCCGCCTCCAACATAAGTATGCCCTTTATACGTAATCGACTCCAGTTTCTCTTCCACATCATTAAGGCGAGAGTAGGGCATACTTTCCCCAATAGTATATACCGGAGAATCCCATGGAATGTCAAGGTTAAACTCCCATCCGAGAATACGGCTTTCACGGCCATTCTCAAAAAAGGCTTTATTGACCAGGTTTATCTTTTGCCCGAACTCGAAAAAGCGTTTCAGCTTGTCTTCATTAACCCATTCTGACCGGAGGGTAGTGTAGTATGTACCATCGTCCTTTTTTCGCTGGTCTGCTATCTTCTGTGCCTTCTCTTTCAGTTCCTGCTCCGCGTCCGGAATCATTTGTACAGAAACAAACTTTGGATCAAAACCGGAAAGGATATACTTGTCATCATTTTCAGGATATATGGTATCATCCGGCAATGGACGTCCGTAGTCTTCGCTGCGGACAATTTCCCAAATCTGGCTTCCGTTGTTGTCCGGGGCAAAAATAACACCGAACTCCAATCCATTCATTTTGCCGGACTGAAAGATAATTGTCAGCTCTTGTCCCGGAAGTATGTAGTCCTTGGAGAAATTCAGGCCAGTATCACGATAGCGATAGTAAGTCACGGTTTCCTGACCTCCGTCTTCATTTGTAACGGTTTCCGTCCTCGTAGATACACTTGACATCGTATTTTCAAGTCGGGGATATACCTCGTCAAATACCACGATGTCTTCAATTGCTTCTTCCTGGCTCATGTCAGGATACACATCTATGTATGGCGTACCAGCGGGAAGCATAAGTCGTCTTTGCACAACTCCGTTTACTACCGTCTGCTCTTCAATGGGACGGTAGTTCTCAGGTATGTTTCTTGTAGATCCGAATGCATAAATGCGGGTGGCATAAGTGCCTTTGCTCTCACTGCGAGTCATGGCAGACGCTTCAACCCCTAACTCGATTTTGACGGCATCACCGAATTCGTTTCGCCCAAAATGAATTACGTTGTCCGTTATCCAGCAATCACAGTTCCACTTATCCTCACCCGCCATTGTGAATAAGGCATCCAGCAGGTTCATATTGTCATACGTCATTGCAACTGCCTTATTCTCTACTGTTGAATCTATTTCAAATACGAATTCTTTTCCCTTATAGGTATATCCCAAAGCTTTCAGGTTACGTAAGAACACACCAAGCTGTACATCAAGGGCTGCGGTGAGAGACCATGACGCTTCATATCCAGCATGTTCAGGAGTGTATTTGAAAATTTTGTTTTTCCACTTCCAGTAGTAAGCATCCAGTTTCAGCTCATAATCATATCCACCGGTAGAAGCATTGAAAGAAGGTTTCTGCAGGTCTGTTACCTCATATACTTTTGAAAGTAAGCCGCCCAGTGAATCATCCAGAACCCCAGAAAGGTCTACATAGTCTCCAAGTTTAAAATATATCGGTTCAGGCACGGAGAATGGGAGAACGATGTAGTCCTCTTTCATCAGTGTAAACTTTCCCTTCGCCCCTTTGTTGATAGGGGCGGAGAACCTCGTCTTTCCGGATATGTCCTTAATTTCAATCATATCCCCAAAGTTCATAAATAGAAAATGGAAGCCCTAAAAATCCGGACTTCCATTTGAAACAATAAAGGAAATGTTCGTTATTCGCTTCTATCCATTGGATTCGGTTCGCAAAACTTACTTGAAACCTTACCGAAACACCTGTCAATACTCAACCCGTAAGAAATGCTCTTACCCAGGTAAACCAGCTTGTAGACTTCGTTTCCAAGAGTTGGGATTTTGATGTTTACGGTTCCTTTCTCCAGTTCTGACTGAAAAGATTTCTTCTTTGTCCGATAGTCGCCTTCTGAGTTTCCTTCTATGGTGAACTGGAGAGTGATTTCACGCGATGCTACTTTTGCATTGTCGGTTATTATTCGCTTCCCGTGCTCCAGACGGCTCTCATCTTCGATGTAGTCTTTCATCTGGTTGAATCCGTCGATAGCATCGAGAAAACCGTCGCCCATGCGGACACCCCATGTGCTCCAGGCATCCTTCCTGTTAATAAATAAATCTCCTGTCATAATCTTGATGTATTACGTTTTACCTCTGAAATATCTGCCTTAATATCTTTCAAGTATTTGGCTGAGTCTTCAGTATTCTCTCTGATTTGCTGTAACTCCAGATAGGAATTGGCCAGGATGGTACGTGTCTCGTCGGCGATGTTGTACAGACCGGTTACTTGTGATGTCAAGGAACCGATGGAGCCTCGCAGTTCGGTAATAGCTACCGTTTGCAGCTGTTCTGCCGCCTCAATACGAAGATTGGACTCATATACGGCTGTAAACCGTCCACTCAGTTCCCCGGCATCCTCGTGCGTCATTTCCGTACCGAATCCGCGGCTGGAGGCCGACTGCTGGGAACTGCTGCCAGCCTTGTCGTATCCGGTAGCTGCGGCAAGTTCATCCCGTAGTTTCAATGCTTCATTCACGTACTCCATATATTCGTTTTGAAGTGAATTACGTTCACTCTCACTCAGGTTTCCGTCCTTCATACTTTCACCGAATCTGTTCCACCAGTTTTCAAGCTTCTGGCTGTACATATTACCGATTTTGTCTGAAAGCATGGCACGCATAAAGTATTCGGATAGGTTATCCGCAAAATCTTCCGCCGATGCATCCATATCCATAAGGGTATCGATGAAACTGTCATACATGGAATCAAAACTTATTCCTGTAAGCTGTTCGAAAAGTCCCTCCTTCAGTTCTTCGAGGTTTCCGGCCAGATCTGCATATTCACCTAGTGCATCAACGACACCATTCCCATAGCCTCCTTTCCCTGAATCGGCCATTTTCTGCCACAAGTCCACATTCTGACGTAATAAATCCATCTGCTCCGGAGACATCTGCCACAAGGAATCTGTACCTGTGAACTCTGCCATGACATTTTCCCGAATCCATTGTATGTCACTTTCCGACCAACCCATGTAATAGGCCCAGCTATGATGGCTGCTGTGATAGCCCGCATTGGCCTGTGCTTTTGCAAGAACATTCTTGTTGTATTCCTCCTGATACTTGATGGCTTTATTGTACTCTGCTACGGATTTCTCGCTTCCCTTGCTGGACTTCATTTCTTCTGTAAGGGATTCAATGGCAGACTGCAGCTTTTCGTTTCTGTCCGTGAGTCTGTTGATTGTATCCTGCACCTCTTTTTCGTTTCCTCCAATACCGAAGAGTTTGCTGAATCCTCCGAAAGTCAGGGTATCCCATATTCCACCTACAGACTTAAAGACACTACTGAATATGTTACCTACGAAACCATCCAGCCCCTGTGTCCCGATGGCATCTAAAAGAGAAAATGCAGCTCCAATTATACCTCCAAGTTTCTCGCTCTCTTCTGCAAATATGTCTACTATATTTCCGGCCAAATCACCGACCTGAGAGAGTGAAATTTCAGAATTTGAACCAAGCTGGGTAATGACGTTCGACAATGTGGCAAGGTTGCTTGTCGTTTTATCTGTCGACTTTTGTACATTGACCTGAGCGTTCTGCTGTCTTTTTTGGGCATCATTCAGTTTCTTCGTGGCCGCTTCTTTCTGTTCATCTGTTCCGCTTCTCATGGCTTCGTTGTATTCCTCCTGAGCTTGTGACAGTTCTTCCTGGGCCTTGGCTAATTCGCTTAACTGTTCGGGTAGGTCGGCCAGCAATCCTCCTTTGTCGATAAGAGTTGACTGGATGTTGCTCAACGCCTCGTCAATGACCTTCTTCTGGTCAACGGCCATGTTCTTGTATTCATCTGAGTTCTTGAAGTCCCTAAGCTGCTGCTTTACCTTGTTCAAGGATTCTTTGGAGACCTTTTCCAAATCACCGAACACAAGTTCCCAGTTAATACCCTGTTTCAGCTTCTCAAAATCAAGAGAAGAGAGTGCCTTTTCCATTTCTTTCTGGAGTATGTCCTTGTCTCCCTGAGTAGTAGCTTCTGATATTTTACGGGTGTACTCATCGGTGATAGCCTGTCTTTTTTGCATGAACGTGCCGTAGTTTTTCAGATATCGTTCGTTGGCCTCGATTGCAGCCTGATTTTCGGCTTTCGTAATTTCGGCCAGCCCTTTTTCACGTGACTGCATGGCATTAGACGCACGACTTCCTAATACTTCCCGCTGTTCAGACGTAAGCTTTCCTCCTTGCGCATCTTCCCATTTTTTGCGCTGTTTCCTAATTTCATCGATTTCTCGCTGGTAATCCAGTTCAATCTGTCTGCGCTTCTTTTCAGAACCTTCTTCCATCAGGTTAATTTCGTTCTGTTGATTGGTTCTGCGAAGCTGAAGGAGTTCTTCTGCAACCTGTTGCTGCTCTTTCTTTTGTCGCTCGGCATCTTTGTTGATAATTGTTCTGTAATCAAAAATTCCTCCTTTTTTTATTTCATTTAAATACGTGCTTTGTGCTTCTTCTGCATTTTTTAACGCATTACTTTTCTCATTCTCCGCTTGTGCTAATGCAACATTATACGCAAGCTCTGCAGGATTACTTCCATATTGATTCTTTTTACCTCCGCCAAAGAATTGATAGACTTTTCCACCAGCTCCCCAAGTTGGTCTATATGATTCAATTCCATTAGCTTTTATATCTCTAATTTTTTGTTCTGCTTCTATTGCTTTTTGTATGTAAGACTGGGCTTTGGCTTGAGCAAATAAAGAATTAATATAAGCGTCTCCTTTATTAATCAAAACATCATACCATTGCGCCAAATTGTTATAAGCGCCAAATATTGAGCCATATTTTGAATTTAATTCATCTATTTTTTGTTTCTCCTGTTCTTTTGTGCCATTGAATTTTTCTATTGAGGAAATAATTCCATTAAGCTCCATTCTCGTTTTGATTTGAGTCGCATAAGCATTTTTCTCTATCTCATTCAACTCTATCATCGTTTTTTTCATTTTTTCCGCGGCTGACTCTCCAACTATAATCCTCTTAGCCCATTCCCAAACCTTATCTCCGTGAACCGTAAGCAAAGTAATACCTACCATTAGTGCAGATTGCCAGCTAAATAATGATGACACAACTTGTTTCCAAACAGGAATACCTTTTTGTCCGGAGACTTTTAATTCTTCATTGGCTGCCTTTGCACGCTTAATTTCATCTGTCAGAATAGGCAGGTTATTTGAAATAGCCAAGAAAAACATATTTAATCCCATCGCAGCGGATGGCAATTCTCTCACAATCTGCTGGACGGACATATTCAAGCCGTTATATCCTTTAGCGTAATTCCCAACATTCCTTTGGTGATTCCCTATTGTAGCATCTAGTTCCTTAATTTTCGCATCTGCCTGCTGAATAGATGCAAGCAATTCTTTTCCAAATGGTGAATTACGTTCTTCCTCTGTCAATTCACGATAAGCTATCCTCATACGTGATAACGACTGAGAAATCCCGTTCATTGAAGTTGTTGCGGAATTATCTAATTTGACATTATTCATTAATGTCTGCCGTACATCAGACAAAGCCGCTTTGTGTGTCAGTAACGAGTTGTTGAGTTGTTCTAATCGTTTTTGCTGTGTGTTTGTAAGCGTCGAATTACCTGTCTGAAATTTGGTGAGTTTCTTTATTTCCTCGTTAATCAAACGGATAGCATTCTGTTCATCTATCATCCGCTTAATGTTTTGAGAACGTGTTCCCATTACGGAATCTATTTCTTTCGCCAATTCATCATAAGCCTTGGCCTGTGCCTGTACATTTGCTGTGCCTACATTATTTAATGAAACGTCAGCATTTCCATTATCAGGCTTTGTATTCATTCCAGCTGCCTTTGACAGTTGTTCTTGCGCCTTGATTATCTTTTCTGAGGCATCATTGATGCGTTTGGTTGAACTCATAATTTTTCCTTCCGCTTCACTAACCTTCTTAACCAAAGCATCATATTTTTTCATCAACGACTGTAGTTGGGCTTCCATTCCTTTTGCAATATCAATTTTCACATTGACATCTATGCCCTTCAATGCCTTTTTTACATTCTCGATTTCCGCTTTCAGTTGTCTTAACTTCTGAATATCAGTACTTACATCTGAAAATATACCTGCCATATCATTTTATATTAAGTTTCTTATTAATATTTCGTTCCGCAAATAAGACCCCATTTGTTAGTATCACTTCAAACCCTTTACTTTCCACATAGCTCGCATATTCCATTCCATTGGCCAAATAAAGTCCGTCTTTGGGCTTTTCAGAATAGATAAGCAAATTCTCTGTTTTCTTCACTGCATCGGGATGGGAGCCGTCCGTTTCCACCCACATATCCACAATCTGACCATTGCGGACAACGCACCCACCGTTTGCATTGGCAAGGTTCCCAGTCCTGTTTTGAAATGTCTTTTGATTCTTTGCGTTCCGTGTCGCATTCCTGCCAACTTCTGAAAGAACAGAGAAGTACGCATCGTCAATCCGTTCCTGAAGTTCGTCCAATCCTGAAATATCACCCTTAAATCGCATATATAAAAATCTGAATATTAATGGTTTGAAATTACTATTCATTTCATTAACATTCAGATTTTAGAGGAATGAATACCGAACAAATAAACTATTGTTGCGTATTTATGTTTTTTCGATGTTTTATTCTACCATTAGCATATTCTTTCCGCTTATAGATATGGCTATTATCACCTGTTTCTAATACAGTTTTTATCGCTTCTTCAACCCATTTTTTGCCAAATTCTTTATATCTGTTTCGCAAAGTATCTTGAGATAGATTTAACCGTTGCGACCAATCATGTATAGTTAAAGATTTATTGCCAACTGTTATAAAGTCAGATTTATATTTCTGCCTTACATTTTCACTTAAAGTTACCCATCTGCAATTCTTAGGCTCATAATTGCCATCTGAATTTATTCTGTCTATTGTAAGATTTTCTTTATAACCGTTTACTATTGCCCAATCGCAAAACTTTTGAAAATCGTTTAGCCATTCATCACAAACACTAACACCTTTTTTACCATAATTTTTATATGCTTTTCTTGTAGGATTGCAACAGCGTTCTTTCATCTTAGACCATATATTATACAGCCTTGTATGTGTTTTACCGTGTTTTATATTAGTTTCTTTTGTTCTTTCCACATTTAAGCAGCCACAACTTTTAATTATGCCACTATGTAAATTGCATTCTCTGGCGACTATCATCTTACCGCAATCGCATTTACATTTCCATAATGCAACATGATTACTTGCGAATCCAACGTGTTTTAAAGCTATCAATCTTCCAAACCTTTGACCTGTAATATCTTTTATATCAAACTTTGAACACCCACAACTCTTTGTTATCCCATTTCTCAAATTACTTGAACGAACAACACAAGTTTTGCCGCAATCGCATTGGCAAAGCCACTTGAAATGCTTGTCTTTATCATCAGATTTTCGTTCTACCTGTTTTAGAACGACAAGTCTGCCAAATCGCAAACCTGCCGTTATTTTAAATGCTTCTCTCATAATCAAGCTGCATCTTTACCCAAAAACTTATTCACAAAGTAAACTTGACCTTTACCTGTTACTTTTGTGGTTGTAGAAACAAGTATCGAACCATCGGGCTTGTTTATTGTTGTCTGTTTCAGTTCAAATAACCCTAAATCCATAGCCTTTTGTGTGGGTTGGTTGTAATATTGACCTTTTGAGCATAAGTAGCCATTTTCACGCATCCAAGCGAACAAACGGTTCTGACCTATATTCACGCCATTCTGCTGCAATATTTTTGCAAGCTCGGCTACCAAGCATGAGCGTTGAGAAGTTGAAACTGCATCAGCAAACAGGACTTTAGGTGCATTGGACTTTATTGTTTGTTCTGCAAGTTCTGCCTTTTGTTCAGCTTCAATTCGTTTCTGCTTTTCTTCTTTCAGGTTGGTTGCAAGTTGGATTAAGAAATCGGGAGATGTCAAAGCCTTTTCAAGCGTTTCTTGTGTCATGTATGCACCATGCCTGCGGATTGATGGCAGAACTTCACTTGTAACCCATTTGCGAAATGGTTTAGCTTTTTCGCTGTCACTTCTTATTATTACATCATACAAACCGCTTTCAGTTATAAATGTAACTTGTTGATTTCTACCCATACTGTCGATGGTGTCCATTTGGCGGACATCATCTTCTTCAAGCCGTGACCTGACATTTCTTGCGTTAGCAATACCTATTACTGCACATACATCTGCCAAGCAAAACAACGGTTCTTCATTCTCATTCATAGCAATTCTTACTTTTCCGAACTGCTCATTTTGGAAAATCTGGATTTTATTCATATTTTTGTCCCAGTTTTAAATTTGACATTATCCCCATTGGCGACTCAGTCACTTTCGCCTTTGGGGATTTTATTTTGACTGAATTTGTAGCAAGCTGGGATTTGAACCCATGCACACCTGAATGGCTTGCCTTGACCTGTCACGCCTGACATATAAAAAGGCAAATCTTAAAAGAGGTCTAAAGTGGCTGTTTACCCCTTGAAAGAAATGCCTTGAATATCCTTCTAACGCTACAGCCACGAAGCGCATTTCGTTCTAAGGCAAAGTTACCAACCGCCAAATATTTGTCCTAAAGATTACCGTGTTCAGAACAAACATTTGGCTGATTGTTTCAAAATAATCGTGTAAGGGATTTACATTGCAGTTTTCATCATGTTTGGATTAAAGCCTTGCATAAGATTACCTTCACTATCAAAGAAAGTGTCTTCTCGAAGCAGACCACCAATAAGTTCATTCGCAAGTCTGAATATCGGGTAAACTTCATCATTAGAGTCTATCATACCATCTTTACAACATTTCTTTTCAGTCAATGATCTTAGTAGCCAAAGGACTTTCATATAGTATTCATACTTTTCAGGGGTTTTGAACATTCGTTTCAATAGCATTATGTTCGATTCTGTAAGCACTGTTTCTTGTTTGTTGGTAAATGTTATCTTGTGCAATTCAGGATTAAAGTCTATAATTCTCATAAGTCATATTCTTTTAAATGTTAATACTAAGCTATTCTAATAAGGTTTGCGATTTTAAAGCATCGCCATTCTTCTTTGACCGTATCATAATATGTCTGCACGCTGTCATTCTTTTTTCTATTGTCAGTACCAGCAATAGCAGGTATCTTGTCGCTTGCAAGCGTACCCCACGCTTCACGAATTTCACCGTTTATCTTCTGAAAGTAGAATTTCACAATACGTTTGCTCAACTCTTGTTTTAGTTTTGCATTTAACCATGCTTGTTTTAATGCTTCACTCATTGAAAAACCGTATTTCTTTACAAACGTCCATGCCATACGCATGATTGAACTTAACTGAGTTTTGAATGTTGCTGCCATAGTCTTTTATATTTTATCAATTATACAATCTGTTTAATTATCACGATGCAAATATACAGATAGTATAATTATCTGCAATAACAATATGGTTAATAAATATTAATTATTAAACTAATAGTATTATTTTGGCGATTTACTTATACGAATAATAATTTTTCACTATATTTGCGACATAAACAAATAGTTTAATTATGAATTTTAGAATAAAAGAAATTTGCCGAGAAAAAGGTATAATGCTTAAAGACCTTGCGAGCATGATAGGAATAACGGAAGTTGGACTCTCTAAGTCCCTTAATGGAAATCCTAACATAAGCCGACTTGAAGAAATCGCCACCGCTTTAGGTGTGCCAGTAACAGAACTCTTTGATAAGCCCAAAGAAGGAGTAATACACTGCCCTCATTGCGGGAAAGAGATAAAGTTGAATCCGAATGTTTAATCTTAAATTTAGAAATATGAAGAAAATATTTTTTATATTGATTGGTTTTATCGTTGCATTATCTTCATTTGCGCAAGATTCCCAACATTTAGAATTTAAAGGTATCCCTTTAGATGGCAAACTTTCAGATTTTGTTTCAAAACTAAGTAAAGAGGGGTTTACATTCAAAGAATATGCAAGAGATTACGTAGCAGTTCTGGAAGGCAATTTTGCAGGAAATTACGCTACAATATATATATTGGCAACTCCTAAATCCAAAACTGTATGGAAAGCGACTGTTAATTATAATGAAAAAGAATCTTGGAGTTCTTTAAAATCTGATTATTCAGATATGAAAGAACTGTTTACTAAAAAATATGGTGAACCTGAAAAGCACTATGAGTTTTTTTCAAAGCCTTATTATGAGGGAGATGGATATGAATTACAAGCACTAAGGAAAGAAAAATGCCATTATATATCATTTTACAAATTACCATTAGGGGCTGCCATCGTAGAAATATCTCAGTTCGGTCATATTCAAATAGGCTACGAGGATAATATTAATTATGAGCTAAAAAAGAAAGAAGAAGAAAGTGAAGCGTTAGACGATATTTAATGAATAATTAAAACTATTCCAGCCCCGTTCCTTATGGTTCGGGGCTGTTTTTATTATTTCTTGTTTCTTCTTCTGCGCGAAGCCATGTCCTTACCCTTCACCTTTGTAACCTTGGTACCGGTAACTGTATGGAGCTTGTCACGCTGCATTAATACTAAATTCCTGTATGGTATCTCATAGACCACTTCCCGGTATGACAGATGCAGATTTTCCATGAACGATGCAATCTGTCCCAAGAGAGTATCATTTCCTACGACCTCGGTTTCGCTGCCAGCAGACTTACGTTCCTCGCCAAGCTGACAGCTTTGAGAAAAACCTTTGAGTCAATCATAGAGAGTGCTTCATCTAAAGCATTTACGTTTTCTTCGTATGTTCCTTTTGCCAGTTCTTCACTTAAACTTTCGTCACCAGCTATCAGCCAGGAGAGAGCCTTGCTGTAAGCCTCGCTTTCTCCAAGGGAGAGAAGCACTTCTTTCAAATTGTCTGCTTCTTGTACGCCTGACAAATGGGAGATTGCCCCGGCCAGCTTGTGGATAGTAGGAGGGTAGACCGTGTAGGCTTTCCCAGCGACAAACACCGTTCTGAAATCACTTCCGATAATGGATTCAGTTACTATTTTTGCTCCTTGATTCATTCTGATAAAAGATAAAAATTAAGGGGTGAAGCCATAAAGCCCACCCCTGTTATGGAATTCAATCTCTACCTATTGGATAGGCATTAAGCACCTGCTTTTACTTCAGATGAGTCAAACCAGTATTCCGGTGCAACTTCTGCATTTTGTGGTTCCAGTTCCACCGCACTTACAGGAATACCGACAGCCTTGTCTGTTGTGGCTTCACGTGCACCGATGTCAGCACGGGGAATCACACAATACTGGTCATCGTCAGTCAAAGCGACAAGTAACTTCTCAATGTTTACCTTGCCTCTTGCTCGTTTCCAACCCTTATCAGTGTTAATTACATCACCACCCATGAGGTCTTTCTTGGTCGGATAGTCGTACTCACCAATGGTGAAGTTCACGGTTACATCGCCCATTTCCTTATCACTACGATAAGTCTGACCGGTAAGCTGGTTCTTGTAGTTAGTGCGGCTTGCTTCCGCTTCTTCAAGTGTCCATGTATCCTGATGGATATTCTTAACCTCTTTTAAGGTTTCACCTTGTAAAAGAGTATATAAAGCCTGCCCAGTCAAATCTGCTGTGATAGCATTTGTCTCGCCATACCAAAGTTTCTTGATATTCACGGCGGTGATTTTCTTTGATTCTGCCATATTATTTCACATTTAAAACTTCAAACAAAATTCTTACATTCACATAGTGACACTTTAAGGATGTGTCCTCCTCAGTTCCGATTGACTCGATGGAATAATGATAGGTGGTACCATCATAGCGTCCGGTTATTCCGTCAAACAATTCTTGCGCCTGTTTCTCCAGCTCGTTCAGACGGATGGTGTTGGCTTCACCGTCTTTCAGGTCGGGAACACAAAGGTTCACTTCTACGAAAGATTTCTTCCAATATTTGCTTGGCTGTTGTTTCTTGGCATGAATGACAATCCTTTCGGATTTCAATTCGCCCGTCAGCTTCTTGCCGTGAGGAACGATGGGAATACCGAAAGGCTGGCAATCACGGTAGAGTATGTTCGCGATGTCGGTAGTTACTATCATTTGACTTCCTCCTTCAATCGTTTCTCAGCGTATAGAGCCGCACCAGTTGATACTTCATAGCCTTTAGATTCGACGTGCGAGGCATACTCAGCATCGTTTCTAATCACCAATCCGTCATCCTCAACTGAATACTTATTTGACTTACGGAGTCTTCCAGTCCGGTTCTGATAGTTGCCATTCTTTACAGCGTAATCGACAGCCTCTTTACCAACCTTCTCCTCAACGGCTTTCACCTCGGCATAACCTTGTTCGAAAAAGCTATCCACGTCCGAAAAATCAAACTTCACATCCATATCTCTGAGTAACCAAAATAGTTTGTATTCTTCACCATGTAAACTTTGCCAGTTCCACGGACATTCTCACCGTCCATACATCTGACTTCATCACCAGCACTCAGTGAGATTTTCTTCTCACAGACTACGTGATAATTCGGTCGGAACACCTCACCGTTCTCCGAAGTAAACTCCTTGTTCGAGTTATCATCACAACGGCATTTACACACGTCCTGCCAGCTTTCACCACCGGTTCCGGGGATAGGTCGGCCAAACTCGTCTGTTTCCATCGGAGTAAAGACCTTAACCTGTAATGTATGTGGAGCAAATATCATAGGAATCTGACTTTAGGTTTATCGCTTAACGTATCTTCAAGACCATACTTCTTGCACAAGAAAGAATAGTATTCCTTTACGCCTTTTGTATCCCATGACATAGAGAAACCGTTCTCACTGATGGAAGTGGCACGGAGTAATAGAGAGGGGATGAACTTCGCCATAGCCACTGAAACAAGTCCGATGTTTGACGGGCCCATCTCATCCTCTCCGCTTACTTCTGAAGAAAAACTTATCTCCAAAAGGTCAGCCTCCGACAAGTTGATGCCGAAGGTCTGAAACTTCTGTGATATGTAGTCATTTACTGTCATGCGTTCATGGTTGACAAATCAAAGTTCACAATCAGATTCGGGTTCGTAATCTGAGGAATCCACTCTGCGGTGTATTCCAGATAACGACCGTTCTTGTCCTTGTAACCGGAAATAAGCATATCACCGTCTGCCTGGGTGTAGTTACGTCCCGGTACGCCGTCCACTGCTTCGTATGGAGTGTGGAAACGCATATAACCGACCTTATCCTGCGGAAGCAAGGTGATACGGTCGTCGGCGTAAATCTGCACGTTCTTTCCGGTCTGGTCTTTTACGTAATCTTCCTTGATTTCAATGGCCGGAAGCCCGATGCCAGTGAACACTTGGGAAGCCAGTTGAGATGTAATCAAACCGGTTGAAAGGTACATTTCATTTCCTGTAAGCTGCATCTTGAACTTGTCACCAAACTCAGCCGACCCGATGATATTCTTCACGAAAGTTCCTCGGGACATAATCATCTTCTGGAAGTTTCCATAATCAGCTTTCAGAGCATTAATCTGCTGCTGCAAATAGGTGATGAAGTTCGTCTTCGCACCAGTATCAGGCTTGATGAACTTGAACGGCAATTCAATGTCGAGAAGGTCAACGCCTCCGGCATTGTCATCCTTATTCTTGACTGTTGCTTCTCCGGTCATCAGAAGTGAACCTACAATAATATCCATGCGCTTGTGGGCTGCCAAAAGTACCTGACGGTAATCATCATAGATGAAGTTCACGATTTCCTGCATGGCTGCTACCTGGTCGGCAGGTTTAGCTGCATTGAACTTGTCAATCAAGTCCTGAAGCTCAGACAAGCGGTCAATGGAAATCTGGTAAGCATCGCCAAGATAAGCGATTTCACCATATCCTGAGCCGATATTCCGGCGTTCACGGATAGGCTTCTCACCATAACGAGAGTTGATAGAACCGGCCATCACGCCCGTAACTTGTCCGATGTAGTCCTTGAACACACGAGTAGTCGTTCTACGGAAATCGAGGTACTGCTGCCAGTAGATTGTATCCTTACGAGTCTGAAGGACACGCTGAATAACGGCGTTAACGATGTTGGGGTCGTTAAACAGAGTATGAATAGTTAGCATCATATATTAGTCCTCCTTTCTTTATTTGCTTGCAATTATACCTGCTGCTCTCAACGATGCTAGAAGAGCATTAATTTTATCTTTCTCATCACCACCTGCTGCATCATCAACTTTTGCACCCTGCTTTACCAATCCCAAGGTACTTGAGTTAGCTGCCTGATAGGTAGTGTTATTGTCCGTCCAAGGTACTTCTACATACGCCTTTCCACCTTCCAATGCTACTGGATATTTCTTTCCGCTTTGAGAGAATCCCAACTGAATACCTCCCATCACAGAATCAGAAGCTTCTGGCAGTTCATACGAAACACCAGCCGGGGATTGCACGCCTGCAGCGTTGAACTGGAAATGCGGCATGTTGGCCTTGTCAATGTCAGAGAAAGGCATAACCAATTTGGTAGGCTCAATCTCGAATGCTCGCATCAAAAGAGCAACTAATACAATGCCTTCTTCTACTTGTACTCTTCCGTACAAGGCTGAGTTAGCAATGACTTTCGGAGTTGTGCCGCTTACCGCTGTAGCTTCATAGAGTACAGTACCAGCTTCCAATGTTTCGCCAAAGTCGGCAGACAGCGTCAACTTATCGAAATCTTTGTTTGATTTGTCAATACTGTTGATGGTAGCCCCATGAGAACCATTACCCAGATGCATACCCACATAAGCCAAAGAGTTTTTCTTGATTTTCAATGTGGTATTGGAACCGGTGGTAAACTTTTCATAGACTTCTACACGGATAGCCACCTGAGCGGTCTTCTTCACCAAGTCGGCGGCAATCGGTGTAAAGGATGGAAGAAACGAACCAGCGACAAGGTTGGCCGTATCCAGCTTGTAAGGGCCTCTACGTCTTACACCGGTAGAAACGTCATAGCGTTCCTCGATGGACGGTTCAGGCTCAATGTTGTACTTAAATCCTGCTGACATAAATTACTTGTTTTGTTGTTCGACAATAGATTTTGTGTCCGCCTCAATCATTTTGGCGAACTCGCTCGCTTCCTTCTCCTGCTTCTGTTCGGCAGTTTCAGGAGCTTTGGAGAACTGAAAACCGTTGTTAGACATATCCTGCTTCATGTCCTTGAAATAAGTGTCCAAGTCCGTGTTTTCGGGAATGTTGCGGTCTTTCAGCATAAATTCGGGAATACCGTACTTCTTCGCCACTGCTGAAATCTGAGAATTGCGCTGCGCCTGCGCTTCATTTTCCTCCATTTTGGCCAGCTTGTCGGCAAACGGCTTGATACCGGCGGCGATGCCATCGGCAATCATCTTTGCGATGTCTGTCTCCTGCGGCTTTGGAGGGTCGTTTGGTTTCGGTGGTTCTGGTTTCGGATTCTCGATTGGTTTTCCGTCTTTCAGTCCATGCTTCTTCTCGTAGTTTGAAACAGCGGAAGTCTGCGCCTGTCCTGCACGGAAATCACCATAGTTTTGCATCACGTCCTGAAATGAGATACCCTCCACGATGGAGGTCACCTTCGTTTCGTCCGTTACACCCTCTGCCTTCTTTGTGGCGATACGGGTGAGTGTAGCAGTGTCCACCCCAGAGAATTTTTGTTGCAGTCCTGCCAAGATTAGTTCAAAGATTGTCATACCGTATGAGTTTGATTAATAATTTCATACGGTAAATTTACTTATAGAGAAAGGGAAGGGGAAATTTTAAGGCTAACGATACGAAACAATTGGGAGAATGTTCGTTTTTAGACAAAAAGAAAGCGTGACTACTAGGGTAATCACGCTGGAACATCATTCAATTATACTTTCAAAATTTCAATATAGCTGCTTCTATTTCTTTTTTGTCAGAATCTTTTACGTTCCTCAAAGCATTCAGGAAAGGTAAAATTAAAGAGTCATCAACCATGAACCAGACTGGATTTTTAAATAATTTTGGGTATCCGGGATCATCTCCATAGCCATTCCATCTCATTGCCATTCTTCTTTCCCCATTTTCCCAAATACCTATCGCTATAGAAAAATCATCATTTTCAAATACAACATTCTCAACCTTAAAATTACTTGGATTTACATCTTTTGCTTTCATTGTACTATCCTCCATTATATTTAATTAATAATCATAACAAATTTATAGCTGCCAGTTCCTCTGTCAGCGCGTTAATACCTTTCTGAATCTTCTCCAACTGCTGTTTACGGGGTTTGTGTACTCCTGCCGCATAATGCCACAACTGGCGTTCATTGATTCCGGTTATCCGGCTCAAAGCAGCTTTGGTAAAGATACTGCTGTAATAGTTGATGAAGGTGGCAGCATCTATCTTGAACTTCAATGTGAACTCTCCCTGCAAAATTTCCACTGGAGCGATGTTCATTTCATTACATGAATCCAAGTAAAGTTCAACAGCCTCCTTCATGTTCTTTTCGATTTCCTTCACGTCGTTACCGACAGTAATCACCGGAGCACCTTCAATATAGGCACTAAGATTATTTCCAGCATGTTCTACAATCACTTCTACGATTTTCATACTGACCTCCTTTTTATCGTTAAACAAAAGAGGCGG